GGTCAATGCAATGCTACGGGAGCTTCCCCCACCAGTTGCTATAACGGTGCCACCGGAACTTTGGCGAAATACTGGTGGTCCGTTCACAACTTCCTTCAATATGGTGGAAAATGCATCATAGCCGGTGACTCTGGAACTTGGACACAAAGCACGAATCCTCTCCTAGATAAAGGTAAATTCCCGGACATAGATGTCGTTTTTGCCTTGGATCATTCTGAAACCCAAGCAAACATCATAAAAAACGTTGTAATTGGAAGAAATTACGATTGCTTTGGCGTTGTAGGTGTGTCTGGCGAAATATCCGGATATGGTGAACCTATAAACGGGGTGGGCGGACAGACCGCTATAAACATTACCCCCAGAGGGCTGAGTTTGGGTCAATATGGAATGGCTGTTTATGGGAATAAACTGCATTTTGGACTAAACCAAAATTTGAATACCGTGACCAGTCCCCTCGTCGCAGATGCTGCAGGTTGTTTGATAAGAACAGATAGAGATTTTTATCCTTGGTATTCACCTGCCGGATTCAATAGAGGAAAGGTACTAAATTCTATTCGCCTCGAAACTGAACCCAGCGAATCAGCTCAGACTTATCTTACTTCTCAGAATGTAAATTTCTTCATCACTGTAAGTGGGCAAGGAAGTTTCCTTTTCTCTGATAAGACTCTCCTCCAAGATACATCAAATCCTTATAGGTTTATAAACGTATCTCGTCTTTTAATTTACTTAATTAAAAATATAGGACCCATTGCAAAGAGATATTTGTTTGAATTTAATAATGAATTGACAAGATTGTCATTTACAAACAACGTAGAGCCAATTTTAGATGAAGCTTTGGCTTCTGGTGGTTTGACAGATTTTACAGTAGTTTGTGATGAAAGTAATAATACCCCGGACATAATTGCACAAAATAAATTCGTTGCGGATGTCACTATAACTTCAGCTATTCCTATCATGACCATAAACTTGAGATTCACAAACCTCAATACATAAGGTAACTAGATGGCAACAAATCCTCAAACAATTTCTGGATTTATCTCAAATTTCAACGGTGGTCTAAGAAACAACAGATTCAGAGTTTCTGGATCGGTTGGAAACAACACACCCACTTTAACCTTTCATGTGAAATCAACATCACTTCCTTCTTCTTCAATAACGCCAATTTTGGTTCCTTATAGAGGAAGATCTTTCAAGATGCCCGGCAATAGGTCATATCCTGCTTGGCAAATATCAGTTTTGGATGATATCACAGGAAATAATTCTACTGGTCTTTGGAGACAATTTCATAATTGGTCTCAATTATTCAATACTCATACAGGAAACATTAGCCAAACAACCAATCCAGACATGACAGATAAAATGAAAGATTGGACTGTGGAGCATCTTGACATAAATGGAAATCCAGTAAAAAAAATACAACTTAAATATTGCTGGCCCTCTGAAGTTGGGCCAATTGCATTGACAATGGATGAAAATGAAACTTTGACTACCTTTTCAGTAACATTAGATTATTCTTGGTTTGACGTACTACAATAATTGGAGTTATAAACTATGCCTCTTGAAATTTTTGGATTTTCTATCGGAAGAAAACGTGCAGATGGTACGCCGGATACCCTTCCGCCACAACCACAAGTTGTATCTGGTGACAAGTACGATGGAGCTTATGTTGTAGAAACGGGTGGAGTCCAAGGAACTCTTGTTGACTTTTCGGGTGCAGTAAGAGACGAAAACGCTCTTATTCAACAATATAGATCCATGTCAATTTATTCTGAGGTCGATAAGGCCATCGATGACATAACAAATGATGCGATTGTCCCGGGAACGCAAAAAAGACCTGTAAGGTTGAATTTGGACAATGTTCCATTGTCAGATGTTATCAAGGGAAAAATTCAAAACGAATTTAACCACCTGTTAAATCTTTTAGATTTCAATAATAGAGGATACGACATATTCCGTAAATGGTATATTGACAGCAAACTATATTATTTTATTCAAATAGACAACAATAATCCCCAACTCGGTATATTAGACCTTATTCCTATTGATCCTATAAAGATTAAAAAGGTAAGAAAAGTTGAAAAGGAAAGAAAAAGAGTAGATCCAAATGTTAACATGATTCTACCCGTTGTGAAAAAGGTAGAAGAATTTTACATTTACACCGATACGGACAGAGAGGCTATGATTCCGACCTCCCCAACCGGTGTTAAATTTTCAACAGACAGCATTTGCTATGTTCACTCTGGAATCATAGACGCATCCACTCGCCGAGTGGTTGGTTATCTGCAAAAAGTAATTCGCCCACTGAACATGCTCAGACAAATAGAGGACTCGGTGGTTATTTACCGTATAGCCAGAGCCCCTGAGCGTAGGGTATTTTATGTGGACGTTGGTAATCTTCCAAAGCAAAAGGCAGAGCAATACGTTCGTGACATCATGAACCGCTATCGTAATAAAATTGTTTATGATCCGGCATCAGGTTCAATCAAAGATGACCGAAATTTCCAATCAATGTTGGAAGATTTCTGGATGCCTAGACGCGAAGGCGGTCGTGGAACTGAAATTAGTACCCTAGATTCTGGTGCAAATCTCGGTGAAATGACCGATGTTGAATACTTCCAGAGAAAACTATGGCAAGCACTTAATGTTCCTCTATCTCGCATGTTACCTGAAACAGGGTTCAATATGGGAAGAGCAGCCGAGATAACTCGCGATGAAGTAAAGTTTTATAAGTTCATAGATAGATTAAGAAATAGATTTTCTGCATTATTTGCAAATCTTTTGAGAACTCAACTACTTCTCAAGGGAATCATAAGTGATAGGGATTGGGAAGACATCAATCAAAACATTGCATTTGTTTATAATCGTGACTCTTATTTTGATGAATTGAAGGAAGCTGAAATTCTAAGAGAGAGAATGGAAATTCTTTCAACAGTAGATCCAATGGTAGGAAAGTATTTCTCCGAGGAATACATCAGAAAGACTTTGTTGAAACAAGACGATCAGGACATAGTTAGAATGAATGCTGAAATGGAACAAGAATTGGCCATCAGACAAGAACAAATGATGCAACAACAGATGATGCAGCAACAAATGGCACCACCTGAAGAACAAGGTCAGCAAGGACAGAAGGGTCAGCAAGGACAAAAGTAAATGGGAATAAACTTGGGTAAAATAATCAATGAAATAACGACTGGAAAAGAGTCATTATTTGTTTCTTCTCTCAAAGAAGAGTTAAGCGATCGTTTACACCAATTGATGGCTGAAAAATATGCTAGTGTATGTGAAAATTTATATCTTGAAAAGATTGATGATTCGGAAGATACTTTAACCCCAGTTCAAGAAGAAATAATAAAAATAGAAAACAAACCCATAAATTCTCTAATAGCATCTCTTCAAGAATCGATAAAAGATGAAAAAACCATAATTCACCGATTTTTAACTGGTGAAAGCGTGGCCATAACTCAGGACGATTCAAAATGTCTCATAAATCTTCATGATTCACTAAATAGAATTAATCAGGATAAGATGAGAAAATTGATGTCTGAGAATTTTTCAGAATATAATAAAATATTGCAATTTTCCAAGAAATACACCGAAAGGACTCAAAGATGAGTAGTTTAAACCTTATTAAGCTGGCTGCAACCGAAAACCATGTTCAATTTCGTTCAGAATTGAATGAAATGCTTTATTCCCTCCTATCAGAAGCAATTAAAGAAAGAACGGTTGATGTTGTTGCCGAAGTCTTTAATGCCGACAAACTAACCGAAGATACGACTTTGGAAGACTATATTACCTCGGTTATCTCTGAAACAGAAGAAAAACTCGGAACTGAATTGACTGAAGAAGAAATAGGTATTGCAGCCTCACACATTGTCTCTATTCTAGAAGCAAAAAAGAAGGATGAAGAAGAGGAGGATGAAGAAGAGGAGGAAGACGAGGACGAGGACGAGGAAGATGAGGAGGATGATGAGGAAGAGGAAGACGATGAGGAGGAAGAGGAAGAGGAAGATGAAGAAGAAAAGACAATGAAAAAAGGCGGAAAAACTTT